ACTGCCGAACGAACTCATCCTGCAACATGGGCGAGTTGGTCACGGTGACGCCGGGGGCGATGGCGGTGCCTAAGCAGTGCCATTGCTCCGGGGCCAGGACACACACCCACGGTCGGGGCGCCAGCGCCCGGCGCATCTTGGAAACGGCCGAGAAGAAGTTCGCCCAGGTCATGTCGGACCCGGCAGCGCCCGAAGTTCCAGCGGTAAGGCTGTTGAACTTGGATGATAGGAAGGCGTCGATCTTCTGCCCGTAGGATGCACCGAGTTCCTGGGCGGCATCCTGGCGCACGGGGTAGATATCCGTCTCCAAGCGGCTGTCGGTGATAAAGAACTGCGCGCCGTACTCGTACGGCGTGAGGGTTTGATCGGTGGAGGGGGTAAAAGCCTGGCTGGACAGGTCATCTGTCTCGGCGATCTGGTTAAAGACGGCCGTGCCGTACTTCGCATTGGTGCGAACTGCCAGGCCGTTCAAGTCGCCGAACTGGGTGACCAGCCCGGACATGACGTTATTATCCCGCGCCACCAGCATCGCATCAGCCCATACCGTGTTGACAAATGCAGCGATATCGGCTTCAGTGTTGATTCCTAGTGCCATAGTTATTCACTCCTGGCCAGGGGCTTCTCCTTCATGACCACCCCGCCGCCGTGTGAGGCGGCGTATTCGGGTGACATCACATCGACGCCCTGACCGTAAATGCGGGCCCGCTGCTGTGCTATCGTCTCCCCGGTCGAGGCATTGCCGCCGGGGTTGGTAGGTGCAACAGGTGGGGTTTTCGGCGCCTTGGGCAGCGCCTCCAGTAGTTTCTTTGCATCCGCTTCCAGGTCTTCGGGCGTCTCGCCCATCAACCGGTCGGCAAACGCCAGGGGCAGGCCCACTTTGGCGGCGGCGGCGCGGCGCATTTCTACCACCTGCGCTTTCTTCAGATCCGCCTTGGTCGTCTTCAGCTCGTTTTGCAGGCGCTCCAGTTCGGTCATCTCGGCCTCTTTGCGCTTCTGCTCGGCGGCTGTAAGTTCGTCGACCTTCTTTGCCTTGGGCTTTAGCTCCTTGATTTCCTCACGCAACTTTGCGATCAGCGCCATTGCGCGGGCTTCCTCAAACGGTTCACCTTCCACTGTCTCAGCGGGCGGTGCGGGCTGGGTAGGTTCCACCTGGGTCTCTACCTGATCATTGGGTTCTGGCATCTCACCATTCTCCTGATTGGATTAAACGAAAAAGCCCGCTCCAAAAGGAACGGGCGCAAATGCGGCGGTATCCAGGTCTTGCCGATCTCTCGATGGGCGTATGCGGTCCCTGAGCGGGACGATTATCGTTTGATGCTGTGCTCGATTTCCAGGTAATCCTCCAGGGCGCAAAGGATCATGATCAGCGCCCGGCGGAATGTCATCAAAAGAGCACGCGTTCTTGCGTCTAGTATAGCATTATTTGGTGGAGTTTGCAATAAAATGTCGTTCACGTTTCGCCTAATAATATTGATAAGGACTGCTCCACCGTCATCCTGCCGTATACCTTGTCATCATGCGACCCCGCCAGGCGCCCAAACTCGAACTTACCACCCTTCCACGCATCCCATTTGGTCTGCCCCATGAGTTGTTTTTGGGACGCTTCGGGCAGTCCCTTGAACCAGGCTTCCCCCGATTGGGTGACCGGCGACGGCAGGCCCGCCACGATGGGGATCATGGCACACCTGCCGTTGTGATGATCGTTCAGCGTCTCATCCAGCCCGTGGATGCTGCCATGCTGGGCGATGCAGGCCATGCACGGCTCACCGGGCAGGTTGGCATACCATACCCAGCCCTCGACTACATCCGAGTTCGCCAGGTAATTGGCGCGTGTGGCTTCCCGGTAGCTCCACAGTTGCACCGTGCGGGCCATCCTGAGCGCATCTGTAAGGCCGCCGCCCAGGGCATCCCGGATCAGCCCGGCGAGGACACGCGGGTTTTTGCCCAGGGCGACCGACTCAAGGATAGTATCCGCCACCTTCTTGGCGTTGGTAGCGGCCAGCTCTTCCAGTCGCGCATAAAGCGGACCATCTTCGGAGAGAAAGCCCAGCAGCGTCTTGATCGTCTCGACCGGCAGGCGGTGAAAGTCGATCTGTATCCCGTACTCGCCCGCCATCATCTGCAATAAGCGTGATGTGTCACGCCCGGCGAAGGTGATCGCATCGTTGCCGATATTGGCGATCTCATTGCCCAGGATGGACTGGTAGCCGCGCAGCTCATCTTCCACCTGGCGCATGAGTGACCGGTAGCGCGCCATCCTGACCAGTTGCCCGGTGGTGGCTTCGCCTGAGCCGACCGCATCCGCCAGCAGGTCGATCTTATCCTTCAGCCGGGCATAGATGCGCTGGTAGGCGTCGGTCAGGCGAGACAATGCGCGGGCGTCGTGCCTGGCCAGGGCGATGCGATATTGTTCCACGATGCGCAGGAGTTCGGATTGGGGTTGGGTCATCATCATCCCTATAAATTGCGCGCTTCCATTTCGGCCTGCACGGTGAGCAATTGATTCAGCCAGCGGATAGCATCCAGGTGAAACAAATCGCTATACTGATCCCATCCCCACGGTTTATCAATGATCACGCCGGATAACCGCTTGGCGACAGAGTCTATATCTCGCTTGATCTGCTTTAGGTCTTCATCGGCCTGTGTGACTACGCTCATCCTTCCCACTCCATAATCCTTCTGAGTTCATCTTCCGGTAGCCTAGGCGTCATATCCGCCATGTCATCCTGCTGCCACTTACCATCTACCAGCGCCGTCGCCACACGCGGCACCTGGACATAATCCGGGTCGACGTTCAGCTCTACGATCTGCGCCTGGAATTTATACGGCCGTTCCAGCGTCTCGATGCACTGGTAGGACATGCCGAAGCAGTCGGCGACCTCTGCCAGGTGCGGGATGGTGAAGCCGCTGGCCGGGTCTGCCCCCACGATGCGCCCATCGAAGCGCGCCTGTTGCATGGCACGGATGGAGCCGTAGCCGTTATTAGAGTAGATGAAGAACTGGATCGGCAGGCGCCGGGCGACTTCCAGCTCCTGCATGTTGAGCATGAAGCCGCCGTCGCCGGTCACGCACAGCACCCGCCGCCCAGCGCCAAGCGCCGCGCCGATGGCCAGCGGGATATCGTAGCCCATCGCCCCATTGGTGGAGAGCGTGAGCAGGCGCTGCCCGGCCTTGACCTTGAAGGCCTGCATCAAGGTCTCGCCCGCCTTGCCTGCCCCAGCCACGATGATGTCATTGGCCCTGGCATAGCTGGACAGGTCGGCGATGAAGGCGAACGGGTCGACGTAGGCCGGGTCTTCTCGCCCATCCAGCTCGGGCCGGAAGCGGGCATATAAGGCCTTGCACCAGGCCAGCCAGGCGGGGTCGGCTTGGGCGGGCAGGTAAGCGTCCATTGCAGCCAGATGGCGGGTCGTGATCCATTCATCCGGCAGCTTGTCCATCTCGGCCTGGTCGACATCGAATACGAACACATATTTTCCAGCCCGTTGGGCGAAGCGGTCGAGCCTGTAAGCCACCTGCCCCTCATCCAGCCGAGCGCCGTAGACGAACAGGTGAGTCGCCTTCTGCTGGATGATATTCGCCGCCCGCTGGCCGTAAATGCCAGGCCGCCCGCAGAACACAGGCGAACTCTCCGGCACGAGATCGGCGCCCATCCAGGTGGTGAGCACCGGGATGCCCAGGCTGCACAGGAAATCGACCGTGTCTGGATAGCTGCGGATGCCGTTGCCGAGTAAGATAACGGGTCTCATATCTCCTCCGCCTGCACCGCCAGGGGAACGTCCAGCCAGCACGGCCCTGGGCGGCCGGTCATGCACAGAAGCGCCAGGTCAGCGGTGAGCGTGGCGAGGCCCGACTGTAAGCGAAATGCCCCCTTGGTGATCGGCCTGACCACCGGGACAATATCTACGCTCTGTACTCCACGCACGCGCAGTCGCTCATCTGGGTGCAGGTTGGCCTGGCCGCTGATAAACAGCACTGGTACACTGTCCATCCAGGCCGCCGCGCAGGGCGTGATGGCGTTGGTGGCGCCTGGGCCTGAAGTAGTCAGGCACACGCCCAGATGCCCGGTCGCCATAGCGTAACCAATCGCCGAATAACCCGCCCCCTGCTCGTGGAGACAAGATACATGCCTTATACCCGACTGGCCCAGGGCGTCCACCAGGAACGCCGCCTGCCCGCCGGGCACAAAGAAAACCGTATCGCAGTACTTGCCCACGATATCCCACACGGCATCAGCGCACCGCATAGACCCTCCTCAGCTTCTCCCGTACCGGGATCTCCCGCGGCATCACCCGCTTGATGCCATCGCCCAGGGCGCTCTCCACGAAGCGGATATCCCGCACCAGCGCCTTGAGTTCGTCCGGCTCCAGGCTGGCCGATTGGTCGCTGCCCCACATCTCCCGTGATAGGGTGATATGCCTCTCGACCATGCACGCCCCCAACACCACCGCCGCCACGGTGGGCGCCGTGTCGATCTCGTGCCCTGAATAGCCGACCGGCAGGCCGTAGCGCTCAGCCAGGGCAGGGATGCAGCGCAGGTTCAGTTCATCGTTATAAGCCGGGTAGGCTGAACAGCAGTGCATCAGGGTCAGGCGGTTTTTGCCCAAGACATCCACGGCGTGGTCGATCTCTTCCAGGCTGCTCATGCCGGTGGAGAGGATGACCGGCTTATCGGTGCTGCGCACGGCGCGCAGCAGGACGTCATCCGTCAGGCAGGCCGATGCGATCTTATGGTAGGGCGGGTCGAACTGGTCGATGAACTCCACCGATGGGAGATCCCAGCAGGAAGCGAACCAGGGCATATTGATGGACTTGCAGTAAGGGTCGATACGGGCATACTCATCACCGAACTCCAGGCCGTGCTTTAGATCCCCGTTGGTATGACCGAACGGCGACTCCCTGGGCCGGGCGAGTTCTTCGGGCGAATAGACGATAGAGATCGTGCGCTTTTGGAATTTCACTGCATCACAGCCGGCCTGCTTCGCCGCCTGGATGAGTTCGATAGCCGTCTCGACCGATCCGTTGTGGTTGATACCTATTTCAGCGATGATGTAGGCGCTCATAGCGTTGTAATATCTCCTCTCGCCAGGGGTCCACATTATCCGGCAGGGTCTTCATGAAGTCGCAGCCCCGGCAGGCGATGTTCTCCTGCCGCCGCCCTTCCAGGTGCATCTTGCGAAATGCGAACATGCGCTCCCCGTTCCAGATATCGATGATGCGCTCGGTTGACGCCTCGCCGACGATGGTCTTCCACGCCCAATCTTCCGGGCACATGCTGACCGCCCCATTCCAATTGACGGTGAACTCAAACAGCGTCCAGGGACAGACGATCTTATCTACCTTCGGGTCGCCGTCGTAGGTGTCGGATACGTTGTAACCCAGGGTGAAATCAGCCAGCTCCGGGGTAGACCAGCCGTGGTATTTCTCCACGCCGATATG